TTAGCACCTTCAGTAATAGCCGCACGCTTTTTAGCTAATGCAAATACATTTTCTTCATTATATTCAATACCTAATCCTTGTTTAAGAATATCAGTATATGAAAATTCAGGATGCATGAAACAAATTTGAACCAATAATGGTTTGAGAAGAATCTCTTTGAATGCATTTTGAACACGTTGAATAAAACGAGAAAATGCATATTCTTCACGAGTCACATTAGCATCTCCAACTAAAGCGTTATTAGGTGCTTGTGAAATATTCAAATTGAAACGGTTTGCAGGAACCTAAGATTCCAATATAAATTTACGCCAGAAATATTGAAGTTCTTCTGTAGTATTCATATTATATCCTTCACCTTTAACTGTATCCATTTGAATTGCTTGCCCACCGCGATCCTCAAATACATAAGTCTTTTGGAAATTGAATTTAGGTTCACCATTGACAAGCATTTGTCCAGACATATCATCCATTGTTACTTCCTCCGCATAATCCGCATAAATTTCACTGACACGTTGTCTGATACGAGCATCTGAAAGCTCACCTACCGGAACAGTGATTTTTACACGGTTTTGAGCATTTTGAATATTTCAAATCAAGTGAGAGTTTTCTAATTGTCTTAACATATTAAATGGACGAGTCAATCCTTCAACATATGAAATATTAGTATTTCTAGTGTCTCCTAAATCACCCCATGAAATATAAATTATATTTGAATTTGGAATTTTTCTTTGGTTTGCCGCGCCTTTGAATTGGTACCAAATAAACAATTCTTGTCCATCCTCTGTCACTTGGATATCCGGTTGAAGAGTAGTCGGATCAAGATTCAAAATACCGATAATATTTTTATGCTTGTCATCAAAAACAATTTCAAATGCAAGGAATCCATCAACTAAGAATTTTTTGAAATAGTTCCATGCACCGCTATTGTTTTCCCAACCAAATGCAGAATAAACTCTATTGAATGCGATTTTGCAATCATTGATTAATTTGTCTGCATTAGTATTTGTTTTCTTGTTATCATATCCTTTATTAAGATATAATTTAAGTTTGTCAAGATTGAGGTGGGCAAATTGTCCGTTTTCATCATTTACAATAGCCTCATTACAAATAGTTTCCAATATAAAGTTAATTTCAACATCTCGAGCAAGTTGTCTGCAATATTGACAACGTGTTGCATACGTCATATCATAATATGCATAATTAGATGATTGGTTCTTTGTTAAATCTTTATATTTAGTAAATCTATTTGTTCCAGTTGCATCATAATAGTTAGGATTAAGCTAATCATCCATCATTCCATTACGAGTCTATGAAGCACTAATAGCCAAAGCATTTTTCATAATACTTTGGTTACTTTGCAAACCGAATGATGAAAGATTAATCAATGGGTTAACATGATTATGATCCTATGCACCTGGTTTAAATGATCTTAATACATATTTTTTAGCCATAATGCTAATTTTTTATTTAATTTAATTATTTATTAGGGTCAGCAACAGATATCTAATTTATTGCATCTTCAAAATTCAAATAATCTTGAGAATCTAAAAGCTTTACATCTTGTGCATAATGACGTACTTCTGATACTGCTTGGATTGCCTTTCCAATTAATTCTAGTAAATGCCCTTTAATATATATTTGGTCATTAATAGATAAAGTATTGTATAAATGTGTGCATGTGCATGATGTAGTTTCATCCATAATTATAAATTGTTATTTTATAATTATATTATACCCATTTTATTTAGTTTTTTGATTACATTTTTTGTGCTTTGCGGCAAACCGAATTTTGGCATTTGTTCCGGAGTTATTTTAGTTTTAGGTGCAAATGATATATATGTTTGAACATTAGAAACATCCCAACCAGATAAATCTTGTGCAAATGAAGTGCATTTAAATAACATAGAATCCATATATTTAACATTAGAAACATCCCATTTGCCGATTGGCTGGTTAAATTTATAACATCTTGAAAACATCCATGACGTATCTTTTACATTAGAAACATCCCAATTAGAAATATCTTGATTGAAATGTGTACATCCTGCAAACATATCACACATATTTTCTACACTTGAAACATTCCATTTTTGAATAGGTTGATCAAATTTTGTACATGTTACAAACATAGATTTCATATTTTTTACATTAGACACATCCCAATTAGAGATATCACAATTAAAATTATTACAACCATAAAACATATTTTCCATTGTTGTAACATTAGAAACATCCCATTCTGATATATCACCGCGAAAACCTTTTGCATTATAATCATCAAACATATAACGCATATCAGTTATATGAGAAACATCTAACCAATTTAAATTGGCTTTTTTATCAACTATTGTAACACGACGAATAAATTTAAGTAAATCATCATGTTCTTTAACAACACATTTAATATTATGTGATAAACAATAATTTAATAATTGTTTATATTTTTGACGTATTAACCGTTTAGTTTCTAAATCAATATTAATAGTTGTTAATAATGGAATATTTATAATTTCATTAAATAATAATCCTTCGAAGCCAAGATCTTTATTGTTAACTTTACTGCTAACCTGACCTTGAATATCTTCATTATCATCAAAATCATCTAAAGCAAACTTAATTCCTCTGTTAATTGCTTCTAATATTTTATTATTTAAATCATATTTCATAACAATATATTTATTTAATATATTAAATAAAATGAAATCAACTATAATAATTATAGTCAATTTCATTTCGTTATATATTAATTATTTGGAGGGTTTTTGAATTAAATCAATTTAATCCAAATTTGATACGATCACCAATTATATTCCAAACAGTGTTATTAACAAAAGATTCTTTAAGAGTTTTGTGAATCTTTGGTTCAACATCAGCTTTAATAGCTTCAACAACCGCATTAGCATTATTTTGTCTATATGCTTCAGTCATAGCAACTAAATGTTTTCTAACTTGTTTTTCGATATATAATTTAATATCTTCTTTATTAGAAGCAGGTGACAAAGTTAATTCATTTTCATTCAACAACTTTATTCCTTCTTTTTTAATACCGGTTTTTGGAGACCAATATTCAAGAAGACGTGCAGCAAATTTCTTTTGTTCTTCTGCTGGAAGATCAGAAATATTACCGGTAACCATATAATTCTCTTTAAGAACTTTTACAATAGCCACTTTTTGTGACTCATACATCGCAGCTCTATCTTTTAAAACTTCTTGTCTGCTATTATTATAAACAGTGTTAAAATTTTTCATAATTAATATATAATTATGGATACTTATATCCTATTTTTTATTATCTCTTTTATTATTTATTATAATTTTTTTAAAAAATTATTCCACGTATTATTTATAACTTATATATTTAATAATAGTTTGCCGTATTTTGGTATTTTATTTATTGCTTTTATAACAATAACTCTATTTGCAGGGTCCCAAATATAATTGCAATTTCCATCACCTAAATGGTCACTTAAGTAAAATCTACAATATCCATAAGGAAGAACCCATTCTTCATTTGGAACAACTTCAAAAACAGATTCTCTCATATCTTTTGAATATAATGCAGATTTGTCTATTTTTTTAGTTGGACAAATTTCAATAATATCTCCAGGATAGAATGTTGCATTTGCATATACATTTTTACCATCACATATGACTCTGCATTGATTAGCATTGGTAGGAACCATGTTTATTTTATTGATTTTGGATTTATTATATCTTTCTTTATGAGACTGATAATATTCCAAACTGTCATCAAACCATGATTCATATAAACCTTGACGCTCCCATGATTCTTCATCCATTATGTTCTAATAATCATCAACTTCTTCAAATTGGCTTTCGGAATCAACTGCATTAATTAATTGTTCAAGTTGCCTATCATTTAGATTTGCATCACAATAATCAATAAATCTATTATGCCATTTATCATATCCATTATATTCACTATTAGATGTCATTAAATTAAATATTGCATATGCTAATTTACGGCATTTTACATATACATGAAAAACCTTGAAAATATCTCTACCATCAATAGCCCCTGAATTAAATATAGCAGAATCTTTTAAATCATCCATTATATCATTTAAATGTTTCTTTAACCATGTATCATCTAAATTGAATTTTCTATTTGTTAAATTTGTATTATCATACAATTTTACATTTGCTAATCTATCATTAAAATATTTGAATATTCCTTGATAGTTTGCGTTTTTATTATTTTTAAGACCACCAAGAACATCGCAAATTTGAAGAATAATAGATTTGCGGTTTGTACGATATCTTCTATAATTGTTATGACGTGCATATACTCTATTCCATGATTTTCCATCAGCGTTGAGAACTTCATTGTATATGCGCATAAATTCTTTTTTATTTGATTCAGAATTCCATTGAATATTTGGAATACATGACTTTATATAATCCAAATTTTGATTATAGTCAGATAATAAATTTTCAAATTCTCTTATTTTAACATCATCCCAATCTTCTTCATAAAGAGACATTTCATATAAATCTAAAATCTATTCATGTATTTTTGCAATATTTTCTAAAGATGATTTAAGTGCAAGATTATCAGTATTGACCAATTTATTAAGTTTACTATTATTAGAAACAACCACATTCTATTTAATTGGTTCATATATTTCAGTGTTATCATCTACTATATCATCATTAACAACTATACTCTAGTCTTTAATATCTGAAGATGGTTGCTAAATATCATTTTGAACCTAATTATTATTTGATAATGTATACTTACCCTATTTTTTCTTGTTTTTTCTACGAATAATATTCTATTTAAGTTTAAGTAGTTTTCTTAACTTTTCATAATCACCATTTGCTTGACATTTTTTTATTTCAAAATTAACAAATGCCAATTCAGATTCAATAGATTCATTGACTATATTTGAATTAAAATCGAATTTCATAATTATTGGATATTAAATGTTGATATTATGTTTTGTAAATTATCTAAATTGTTAATAATTTGTGTATTATCAACATTATTAGATGTATCATTTGAACCGATGCCAAGTTCTTTTAAAACCTATGAAGCCTTTTCTGGATCCTCAAAAAGTGATGTTACTTTATTTTTGAATTCTGATTGTTCCTATTCTTCTTCATTAAGAACATACTATTCAAATATGCTATTACTATTTACATCATATGCAATATCTTTAAAATATAATTCCATGTTCTAAATTATTTATTTTGTGCATTTTTTATTTCAGACTTCATTAATTTATTATACATGCTATCTATTTTAGACATGTATTCACTTAATTTTTGATATGATTTATTATTTTTTACACTCTATATTGTTGTAGCAAGATTATTAAACATTGTATTTTGAATATTATCATCATCAATCTATCCAAACGTTTTAATAGTTGCATTAGCATCATTATTTAATGCTTTAATTTGGTAATCTTTTAATGCTCCTTTAATACCATTAATAACCTAATCATCTGTTTCTTCAAATAATTTAATAGCTTTAAT